ATAATGTTAACATAGTACAAGTAAACGGATCAATTATTGCCACATCAATAAAGAAAACCGGTGGCATAGCAACAGAGTTTTTAAAAGCTGATGGATCGGTGGATAGTAATTTATATTATTTAGCAAGCAATCCAAATAGTTTTATTCCATTAACTGCAATTTCTACAACAGCATTTGGTTTAACATATACCAATACTACAGGGGTTATTAGTTTGACAGCAGGATTTGAGATCCCAACAACAACAGACACCACAAATTGGGATATTGCATATTTAAATAGAATTACAAGCGCTACAGGGCCATTAAGCATTACGACAAATGTAATTTCAATTAGTCAGGCATCTGGATCTACAAATGGTTATTTAAGCAGTACAGATTGGACAACATTTAATAATAAATCCAATACAACAGGAACGGTAACAAGTGTAAGTGGCACAGGCACAGTTAGTGGTTTGACATTGACAGGCACCGTAACTACCACAGGATCATTAACATTAGGTGGCACATTATCATTAACAAGTCTAAATGTTACATCGGCTTTAGGTTTTACACCGGTAACAAATGCAAGAACATTAACGATTAATGGAACTACCTATGATTTAACAGCTGATCGATCATGGACAATTGCAGCAGGAATATCCACATTAACTACAACAGGTACAAGTGGGCCGGCAACATTGGTAGGATCTACATTAAATGTACCTAATTATAGTGCCGGATCATCAGCTGTAAGAAACGTAAGCACATTTACTGCGACATCTGGACAGACTACATTTACAATTATTGGTGGATATACTGTTGGATTAATTGATGTATTTATAAACGGTGCAAGATTAAGCACAGCAGATTATACGGCAACAAATTCAACTACAGTAGTTTTAGGAACCGGTGCAGTTTTAAATGATATTGTAGATGTAGTTAATTACACAGCCACATTTACAGCAGGAATTTCCGGTACCGGTACTGCTAATTTTTTAACTAAATGGACAGGCACATCAGCTGTAAATAATAGTATTATTTATGATAATGGAACAAATGTTGGAATAGGTACTGCAAGTCCTGCATATAAATTACACGTTGCAGGTGATTTTAATGCAAATACTACATTTTCTTTAACTGCATGGTTAGTAATGCAAAATGTTACAGCCAATGTACTTGGAATTGGTGGCATAACATCATCACAATGGGATACATTATCATTTTATACATCAGGATCTGAAAAATTAAGAATAACATTTGCAGGAAATGTAGGTATTGGTACAAGTTCTGTTACAACTAATAAATTAGTCGTAGAAGGATATGGAACTGCAAACTCAATAATGACTTATCCTGTTGCTAAATTTTATGGAGCAGGTTCAGGTGGATTAAATATTGGAACAGATGGAACAAATCCACAAATTGCAACAGATTCAAGTGGGGTAGATTTAACTTTTTTAACAAGAGTTAGTGGGGTTTTTTATGAACGGATGCGAATTAATTCTGATGGAAGTGTTGCAATGTTAGCAACTCCAACAACTGCAAATTCGGCTAATGTACACATGACTGTTGGTGGTACTATATATAGAAGCACATCATCATTAAAATACAAAAATAGTGTTGAAGATTATGATAAAGGGTTGGATATTGTTAATCAATTAAGATCAGTTTATTATAAAGGTAATAATGATGGCGATAAAGTATTTGCTGGTTTAATAGCAGAGGAAGTACACGAATTAGGATTAACTGAATTTGTGCAATATGCAGAAGATGGAAGTCCTGATTCATTAGCTTATCCAAATATGGTTACATTAGCATTCAAAGCCATTCAAGAACAACAGATTCAAATTCAAGAATTAAAAGCAGAATTAGATCAATTAAAAGCTAAATAAAATGTCAAAAAATACTGATTTAGGATCATTAGTAAATTATATAAAAGGCCAAGTTACAGGCCGATTAAATGCACCTGCGTACACATCAGCTACGGCATTTACAGGAACGATTGCAGGCTATTTAGGATTTGATACAAGTGGCAATATTTTAACAACAGCAGGGGTAGGATTTACCGGATCAGGTACAACAAATTATATCCCAAAATTTACCGGAACAACAGCATTAGGCAATAGTCAAATTTTTGATAATGGATCTAATATTGGAATAGGTACAGCAAGTCCATTATCTGCATTAAATTCTACGACAACAATAATTGGCACATTAATAGTACAAACAAGTTCAATAGGTGCAAATTATAATGAAAACATACGATTAAATAGAAATTCAAATAATTCTTATGCATCAATAATATTAGGTAGCGCATATAATTCAACATCAGGAACCGGTGCAGGGCAATGGGCATTTTATACAGATCCATTAGCATCAGGCTATAATTTAATTTTTGATTACAATGGAAGTGAAAAAATGCGTTTAACAACAGCAGGTGGATTAAATATTAATACAACTACAACAGGTTATACCTTAAATGCAATTACATCTACATCAACACAATTTAATGCAGTATATAAAGGATCAGGATCTTTAGTGCAAATTATGGCAAGATTTATGGGTGATACAACATCAAATTTAGGAATTGCTATTGGATATGCATCACCTACATGGGGAGCAACATCTGGAATTTGGTCAACACAAGAAGGTGCATTAAAGTTAGGTGTTAAAGATGGTATATATTATAAAACAAAAATTCAAATGGATACTAATAACGTATATTTAGATATTCCAACATCATCAGCCGGATTGAGTAGTGGAGCAATATGGAATGATGGTGGAACTGTTAAAATTGCTACCTAATTTTTGTGATATAATTTTTTCTACCTTTGCAATAAATCAAATCAATAAATACAATGAAAAAAAGTTATGCAGAATTATTCATTTTAGTGCATTTTTTAAACAATAATGCAAAAGATGGTAAGACAAAAGGGCAAAAAAAGTTAGTCCTAATTGCCAAAAAAGTACAGATCTATTTGGATCAATACAATGAAAAAGCAGAGGAATTGCGTTTAGATGCAGCATCTGTGGACAAAGATGGAAACCTGATCCTAAATGAAAAGGGTAGTTATTCATTTTCAAAGGATGGATTAAAGAAATTAAACCAACAAAGTAAGGATCTGAATTTATCAGAATTTGATTTTGATCCTATTGTGGTAAACAATCCAGAGGGATTAGATATTTATCCATTTTTAAATGGATGGGTTACAGGGGTAAAATTTAAGGATATAGAAACAATTGATGATGTCGAATTATAGAGAAATTAAAACCACAGATTTATCCTATGAATGGGTGATCAGCCAGATGCAATGTTTTCCATCTTATGAAGGTGAAACAGATTTTGTAGTAAATGTACATTGGCGCAGAAATGCGACATTTGAAGAATATGTGGCCGATGTTTACGGATGCCAGACATATAGTCAAAAAGAAGGTGATACCTACATACCTTATGCAGAACTAACATTTGACATTGTTTGTGGATGGTTAGAATCATCATTGGATGTGCCGGCATTAGACATTAATTTGGCAAAGCAAATAGAAGATTTAGTAAATCCATCGGTAATTACATTACCATTGCCATGGGAGCCGGTACCGGTGCCACCAATTGAAGAAAATGCCATTATATAATGGATCAAATGTTGTAATTTATAATAATGATATAGCGTTGGGCCATAGCACCAATGCTGTATTATCAATGAATTTAGATTTACCAAGTACCACAAATAAAAATAGTGGGGGATGGGCCGAATGTATAGCAGGTAAACGATCTGTTACAATGAAGGTTGAAGGTTTAGTGGATTACAGCGATCAGATGAATTATGATCAATTTGTCAATTTATTGATCACTAAAAAATACACTAAATGGGTATTCCAAACAGCCGGAATGTTTTATTTTGGTGGAGGCTATGTAACAGCTGTAGAAGAAATTGCAGAAACTGAAACAGTAGTCAGATATTCACTTGATATTGTGATCGATGGTCGTGTTTATTGGGAGCCGAGATTGCCATGGAATTTAGTTTTTACGAATTGGGAAAATATAAATATTAATTGGGAAAATGTGTGATATATTTTTCTATTTTTACACAAAAAAAGAGCAATAAAATTTAAACAAATATGGCAACAGCAGGAGTATTTAACGGCACCAATCTATTATTAAAGGTTGAAGGCACAGTGGTAGGACACACCACATCATGTACATTATCAGTTAATTTGGATGTGGCTGATGCTACAACAAAAGATTCATCCGGTTGGTCGGAAGGAATTGCAGGTTTAAAATCAGGTGAGATTTCATTTGATGGTTTGGTAGATTATTCAGATGCTAATAATGCAGAGCAATTATTGGATTTGTTAATTGCAAGAACTCAATTAACTGCGATATTTGGAACAGCAACGGCAGGTGATTCAATTTATACCTGTGATGGATTTATTTCATCATTAGAGCAAACAGGTGAGATGGAAGCTGCTGTAACTTTCAGTGGTACAATCACCGTTACAGGTGCGATTGTTAAATCAGTATTGTAATAATTTGCAATAAATATATTAGCCCAACATCAGCAATGGTGTTGGGTATTTGAATTTAATCTAATCATAAAAACAAATGGAAGTCAACAAAAAAAGGGGTTACTGCCAATTAGATTTGGGAGGCAAAACCCGTACATTACATTTTTCAATGAATTTCTGGGCAGCATTTGAGGAAGCATCAGGATTTAAAATATCCGAAGTAGATAAGATCTTTGGATCCGGTTTATCCATGGCCACAATGCGTGATATGGTTTATGCCGGTATCATTGCTTATGATCAGGAATCTAATAATGAAATAGATTACAATAAATTTTCTGTAGGTGCTTGGATGGATGACATTGATCAAGAAGCATTAGGCACAATTATAAATACTTTGATGGAATCAAGGGTATTGGGTAATGATCTAAATGCCGGAGTGCGCAGGAACGTATCTAAATCGACAAAAAACCCAAAGCTGATAAACCCTTAACGTGGGATGCCATGCTTGATTATTACATTGGTCAAGCAGGTATTTTACCAGATCATTTTTGGCGCAATACATGGAAAGAAAATGCGTTGTTAGGGGAGAGTTGGTCAATTAAAATGAATCTATTTTGGGAAATGAGTAGATTTGAAAGTACTATGATTGTCAATTCTACAGCCAAAAAGAGATCACAATTAATTACACCAGATAAACTATTTCCTTTGCCACAGGATGTTTATTTAAATAAGGGTACACCGAAATCATCACCGGAAGAATTAAAAGCATTTATGGAACAAATCAAGAAAAGCCAATCAAAGTAAGGATTGGTTTTTTTTATAACTTTGAGGCATGGCAAATACATTAGAAATATTTATTAATGGCAATTCCAAAGATCTGGAGGCAGCCTTATCATCAGCTGAAAAGAAATTAGCAGGATTTAGCAGTAAAATGAAGGACATAGGTCAGTCATTATCATTGCGATTGACAGCGCCATTAGCATTAGCCGGAGGGGCAGCAATTAAATTAGCATCTGATTTTGAAGAATCTTTAAATAAAGTTAATGTAGCTTTTAAGGATTCATCTAAAGAAGTTCAAGAATTCGCAAAAACATCTTTAAAATCATTTGGAATAGCAGAGGGAACGGCATTAGATATGTCAGCACAGTTTGGAGATATGGCCACATCTATGGGATTATCTACAAGCCAAGCAGCCAAATTAAGTACATCAATGGTGGGTTTAGCCGGTGATTTATCATCGTTTAAAAACATGAACATTGAAGAAGTTACAACAGCTTTAAGTGGAGTTTTTACCGGTGAAACTGAATCACTTAAAAGATTGGGAACTGTTATGACAGAGGACAATTTAAAAACATTTGCATTGGCAAATGGTGTTAAAAAATTGTATTCTGAAATGACACAAGGCGAAAAAGTACTTTTAAGATATCAATATGTTTTAAAAAGTAATTCCAATGCACAAGGAGATTTTGAGAGAACAGGTGGAGGTGCAGCCAATCAAATGAGGATGTTTAATGAATCATTAAAAGAATTGGGAGTCCAATTTGGTTCGGTAATATTGCCGGCAGTTACACAAATAATTACAAAGTTTAATTCTATTTTAGGGTATTTGCGTGATTTATCACCTGCCACAAAAACATTTATTTTAACCATTGCAGGAATAGCAGCTGCCACAGGGCCATTGTTATTTTTAGCAGGATCTATTTTGCCAAAAGTATTAACCGGATTTAAATTATTAACAAGTGCAGCAGGTAAATTTAATTTAACAATAGGCAAGGGAGGCGCATTAGGTGTATTAATAGCAGGTTTAGGATATGTCGCTGAATCAGCCTATGATTATAATAAGGCATTAGGCGAAACAAATAAATTAACAGAAGATCAAAAAAAGAATCTTGATGTAGTTTTAGCAACTAATGAAGCTATAAAGAAAAAAATTGCATTGCTTGATCAAGAAGCAAGAATGTTAAATCAGCCGCAATTAACTACAATGAGTACGGCTGCGCCAATGCAAAGAACACCACAACAAATTTTAGCAGCAAGAAATGAACAGGCTAAATTATATAATGAAAATAAAGCCATAATTGCTCAATTAAAAAAGGCACAAAGTATTAATGTAGGTGGTGGCCCAGATTTAAGTGTTTTGGGTGGCGATGAAGAAAGCGCAGCAGCTAAATTTGATTTTAGTGCATTAGGTGGTAAAATTAGCGATCTTAATAAAGATATATTTTCGGATCTACAATCAATTAGCAGGACAGTAACATCAGGCCAAGAAAATGTTTTAAACAGATTTTTAGCTACAACATCAACAAAAGGTCAGGAATTTGGTAAACTTTTGCGCAGCTTTTTTAATTATGATATTACCCAATCTGAATTTTTTACATCAGTTCAAAAATTATATGGGCAGGTTAGTAATATAGCATCACCATTCGCAGTAATGGATCAGCAAATCACTGCAAGTACAACTGTAATTCAAGAACAATTGGCGCTGCAATCAGAGCAATTTAATATGTATATGCAGTCAATGGATATGCTAAAAAATACCACACAGCAAGTATTTCAAAGCATAGGCAATAGCATTGTAAATTCATTTGGATTAGCCAAGACAGGATTAGAAGGATTTATAGGCGCAATGGCAAATGTATTAATACAAATGGGTGCAATGGCCATAGCTGAATCTATATTTGGAAAGAAAAAAGTTGCCACAAAATATGCAGAATCACAAGCAAATGCAGTTACAATTGGTACAAACGCAGCAGCAGCAGCAGGGCCGGCAGGTTTAGTAGCATTAGCGCCATTTATTGCAGCTGCAATGGGAGTGGTACAGGGTGCATTTACAGGAATTAGCGCATTTGCTAAAGGTGGTATAGTTAGTGGCCCTACAATGGGATTAATGGGTGAGTACATGGGTGCTAAATCGAATCCGGAAGTAATTGCGCCATTATCTAAACTACAAAACATGATGGATTTTGGTGGAGGCAATGACATGAATTTATCTGGGGAATTTGTAGTTAGGGGCCAAGATTTAATTTTAGCATTACAAAGAGCAGAAAAAACACGAAATAGAATTGGATAAATATGGCATACGGTGTTAAATACAGATTAGAATTTTCTGATGTTAAAGGCAATAAAAGAAAAGCCGAAATTCTTAAAAAGGATTATAATGGAGGTGTTTTGCCTATGGTTTGCCAAGGGGAACCGGTAACAATAGAATGGCGAGCAGATAATGATATTTATGAGCCATTAATAGGATCAAACGCATCTTTACATTTAATGGTAACAGATACGGTATCTTATGACAATTTCTATGAATATGATGAAAGAGAATATTTATTAAAAATATCTTATGAATCATCAGCCGGTGTTTATAGTCCATATTGGATGGGATTTATTAGTAATGACATTTACATCGAAGCAATAACGACAAAGCCATATCCATTAACAATAAATGCTACAGATGGTTTAGGATCATTAGAAGGATTTAATACATGGATGCCGGCAAATGGTGAACCTGATCCGACATTGTGGAAATTTATCCATAATAATTTAAACTATTTGAATTTAGATTTTGACATTTTGATATCTAATGACATTAGGGGATCAGCAGAAAGTGAATGGGCAAATGTTTTTAATATTGTGAACATTAAAAAAACAGGAATGTTCCACAAAAATTACATTATTTGGGATGCTAAAACTGTATTAAGATCAATATTAATAGGATTTAATTGCAAGATTTTTCAATCATTTGGCAGATGGTACATTGTTAATTCATCATCTTATGGTGATCAAAGAATCATAGCAGGTATTCAAAATGGTACATACACAGGTAATGGTATTTTAACTGCTAAACAAGCATTTTTAGCCGGAGGCACAGAGGAAATTAAATATTTAATTTACAATTATTTAGGTGTTTATCAATCCACCACACAGCCATCAATGCTTTACATAGCACCAAGCCAAGCACAGCCAATTAATAATAATATGGTTAGGGAAATTAAACGGCCTGTAAAAAGATACCAAGAAATAGTCAATATTGAGCAAAAGCAAATAGATCTAAACTATAATGGATCCTTTGAATTTGATTTAGAAAATTGGTCTAATGATTCTGGATCTTATACGATTTCAGATGTGCCATTTGCAGGATTAAAAAGCTATAGATTTACTGAATTTACGACAGTATTAGGAACGTATACACAGAAATTGCATAGCACCGGTGGTTTAAATATTGTAAAAGGAAATCAATATCAATTGTTAATTTCAGTTAATGTAGATGAGGCAAGTGGTGGATTTAACGGCACCAGAATTCCGTATTATATTAGGTATTTTAATTCAGGTAATTATTGGTATTGGTCAACAGTTAATCAGGCATGGGGTAATTCCGGAACAATTATATGGAATGATGAAAAAATATTAGATGCCGAGGGAGAATATGAAGTAATTAAAATTACCACAGGTGCAGCGCCAGATGGTGGCCCTATGGAAATAGGAATTGGGGTAACTTATATAGATGCATCAGGTAGTTACACAGCTACATACATTGATAATTTTGTTTTAAGAAATATAGATACAGAGCAAAATGTGTATAAAGAGATTCTATTTATAAGGGTACAAAATACATCTTTTATAGCTACAGATCTAATGGAACATGAGGGAATTTATCAAAGTAGTGTTCCTGATTTCATATTTTTAGGGGCATTTTTTACTAATAATACTTTTAAAAGGGCGCAAGATTCTACAGCCAAAGTGATTGAAGAAATTGTAACACAGCAAAGGATTAATGATTTTAGGCAATATAGTAAAACTTATGAAGGTGATTTTTATAATCAGGTTCAATACAATATGTTAAGTATGGCACATAAATTTTTTATTAATTTTGCCACACCAGAAACCGATTCAGCGATTATGGATTCCATTAAATTATCAGTTAAATCAAATGTGTATACTGTAAGGTGTCATATCCCTAATAATTATACAGATATTGCCAATAATTACAGGGTTAGTTATCAGGAATAGTTTAGTTTGTTTTCATAGTAAATAGGTTGTGTTTGTGTAAATGGCCCGATTTTTAATCGGGTTGTTTATTGGTTAGGTTGGGATGCAAAAAGATCATTAACTATGTTAGTGGTCTTTTTTGTTAATTTACAAATGTGATTTCTATTTGTTTATTTGACTAATTTTGAAAAAAACTAATCATGAGTAAAGAGGAAAAATATAATATTATCCGAGATCATTTTTTCAAATGCCATTATAATCTAAAGAATTTTCACGAGCAGCATTACCAAGATTATGGATATAAAAATCCTAAAATG